CAAGGTGTAACAAATAAATTTGGATCAACAACTTATTTTGAACATGAAAGAGGTGTTAATAAAATTAATCTTAACGGAACAGAAGAAGCTATAAGTTGTTTTGTTCAATCTGGAGATTTTGACTTACCTGTAGAAGGTGATGGCCAGTTTCTTCTTAACATAAGAAGATTTTTACCTGACTTTAAAAATTTAACTGGTAATGTATCGATAACTCTTGGAACTAAAGACTTTCCGATTGCAGGTAATACTACTACAGTATCATTTGTAGTTAATTCTGCGACATCAAAAATAGATACAAGAGTAAGAGGTAGACTGGCTAATATAAAAATTGAAAATTCTGCACTTAATGATAATTGGAGATTTGGAACATTTAGGGCAGATGTAGCACAGGACGGTATGAGATAATGAACGAAGAAGCATTATTCCAAGAATACAGCACTAATAGGGCCTTACAAGCAACCTATCCAGACTTTGCAACATATAGAGACTTTGTAATGAGTCAAATGCCAGCTCAAGCTAATGACAATAGTGGAATCTCAGGTATGTTAAATAATGCTGCATCGAGTATGGGTTCAATTAAAGATCTTGGTAAGAGTTTAATTACAAGTAAATTATCTTCGAAAATGGGTTTAGGTTTGGTTAATCCTTTTAGTATTGGATCTATGATGTTAGGTGGTTTAAGAAATATAAATGATAGAATACAATCTACTGACTTTGCAAGATCAAAAACATTAGCAGATTATTTTGATGCAAAAAGTTATGGTGGTATTGATGCAAGAAATGCTGCAGCAGTGGCAAACATGGCACAAGCTAGAGGTATACAAAAACAAATGGCGCAAAGACCATCATCAAATGTAAGTGCACAGGATGCAGCAAGAGGCAATATAGGATCTAATTCTGCTCCAGCTTCATCACAATCATATTCAGCACCACAACAAACTTCAGGTTCAGGAGGACTTCACGATTATTAATGGCTAAAATTACTGTCTACATACCTGAACCAAAACAACAATATGAAGAAGAGAACCAAAGACAAATTGTGCAATCTCTTGATACAGTTAAAACACAACTAAATACATCATTTCAACAGGACTTGAAAAACGAACAAGATACCTTTAATTATTTTATGTCATGACAATACAATATAAAAACGAAACATATTTATTAAGTACAAACACATCAACGACTGTATTGACTATATCTACTTCTGCAGTTGGTATTGTTAAAAGTGTGCAAGCAGTTCACAAGTCATCATCAAACGCTGATGTAGATCTTTTAGTGTTGAAAAATGGAGGCACAGCAAGAGTGGTTGCGCATGCACAACTAAATAAAAGTTTTGTAAATCTAGCATCTAATACTATTAACCTTGAGGCAGGTGATACGTTGCTTATGGAGAGTGATACATCCAATGCAATTACAGGTGTTATTAGTTATGCACTAATAGATAGATCGCAGGAAAATGGCTAGGCAAAAATTTATTCATTACGTACCCAGACCAAAGCCTAAGAAACGGCCGGGTCGTCATAAAAAAAGCCTTTCAAAATCAGAGAAAAGAAGTTATAAACCTTACAACAGACAAGGACGAGCTAATCATGGCGGAAGACGATAAACAAAATTATACTATTATAGATGGTAAAAAAGTTCCTGTGTATAATGCTAAGGTCGTAGAAACAATCAAAAATAAAAGAACAGGAAAGGTTTATGATAGCAAAGCTCATTTTGATACTGATGTTGCTGATTCCAACACTGATACTACTGTGGATGATCTTCAACAGGACGTAGCAATTGAGGTTGCATCTCTTCAAGTATTTGGTAAAACCAAGTAATGAATCCTATAGGTGGTACAGAATTACAGGTAAAGTTACTTGAAAAGTATGTTGATTCAAAACTATTAGATAACTTTCAAATTACAACTTCAGTTCCTGAAAAAATACCTCTATCAAAAGACAAAATTAATATTCTTTGGCAACAAAATTCATATGATCAACCTAATCTTGCACCTTGGTTTAAGGATAAAGACAATCATAAAAAATATGATTGGTATGTATTTAACTCACACTGGTGTTATGAGAAGTTTAGAATGGTATACAAAGTGCCTACTGAAAAATGTACAGTAATTAAAAACGCAATAGATAATTTTCCTGAAAGAAAAATACACAAAAAAGGTAATCCAATAAGGATGATATTCCATCCTACCCCTTGGAGAGGTTTGAATATAATACTTGGTGCAATGCAACTTATTAAAAATGAGAATATAACTCTTGATGTTTTTTCTTCTACAAAAATTTACGGTAATGAGTTTATGGATAACAATGATGACACATACAAACCCTTATATGCACAAGCGGCTGAATTAAAAAATGTAAATTATAGAGGTTGGCACAGTAATGATTATATTTGTAAGCACATTAATGATTATCAAATATTTCCTTATTCTAATAATTGGGAAGAGACATCCTGTATAGCAGCTATTGAAGCACTTGGTGCTGGTTTGCATATGATAACCACTAATTATGGAGCTTTGTTTGAGACTTGCTCAGAATGGCCTGTATATGTTCAATATGACACAAACTATAAAAATATGTCTGAGTGTTTTGCTTATGCAATAGATTCTGTAGTTGATTATTTACACCATGATAGATGTCAAGAACACCTGCAGATGCAACAAGATTTTTACAAAAAGTTTTATTCTTGGAATAAAAGAAGTTTGGAATGGACTAATTTTTTAGAAGGAGTTTTAAATGCTAAATCATGAGCCAATATGGTTCGATAAAAAAGAAGATAAATCTAATCAACCAAAATTTTCAGTATTTGTTGGCACTCCTTGTCATTCAGAGGTATCCATACATTACACACAATCCGTATTAGAATTACAAAAATATTGTTGGAACAATAAAATAAATTTAATGTTTCAATTATTTAAGTCATCACTTGTAACACAAGGCAGAAACTTATGTGTGTCAGCTTTTTTACAGACTAAATGTACACATCTATTATTCATAGACTCAGATATTGCATTCAAGCCCCATAGCTTACAACATTTGTTAGATGCAGATAAAGATGTGATATCTGTGCCATATCCTTTGAAGGACATGTGTTGGGAAAAAGGTCTACAAGTAATTCAAGAAGGCAGAATAAAAACTGCTGAAGATTTGAAAACAAAAGCCTTCTACAGGTTTCCCATGCGTGTGCCTGATGCAGACGATATAAAGATTGAAAAAAATTGTATTGAGGTGACTCACTCACCAACTGGTTTTATGTTAATTAAAAGAGAAGTGTTTGAAAAGATGAAGAAACACTATCCAGACAAAGAGATATATCAAGATACACTAATTAATGGCAAACTGCAAAAAACAAAGGAGTTATGGAACTTCTTCGATACCCTACATAACCCAGAGGATAAGACATATATGGGTGAGGATTTTGCCTTTTGTAAGATTTGGAAAGCTACTGGTGGTAAATGCTATGCTTATGTTGACGATGAGATCAGCCATGTTGGAGAACACACCTATACAGGCAGATTTGGCGATGAGTTGATAAAGGACAAGTAAAATGGTAATATTAGCCTTTTAGATCTAAAGGAGAAAATATTTAAATGTTACAATTCTTACCCTATGCAATGGCAGCCTACGGAGGTTACCGAGGTTACAAAGATTCTAAAGATCAGGGTATTAGTGGAATAAACAGATTACTGAATACAGCAACAGGAGCTACCATAGGTTATTTTGGTGGTAAGACAGCTTTATCTGCTGGATCATCTGCAGGGTTACCTGGTTTTGCAGCGGGACAACAAGCATTTACTCCATTTACAGCATTACCGGGAATAAGAGGTATACCTATAATTGGTCAAGGAGTTCCAGGTCAACCTGTACCAGATATGTCAATGTCTCAATATGGAATGTCTGCTGAACAATTAGCTAAAGAAAAAGTAAAAGAAGAAGCTGGTAAAAGAACAATGATGGATACGTTATTAAGAAATAAAAAAGGAGAATATGATCCTTTGAAAATTTCTGCACTTGCAGCTGGTGTGCCTTTAGCAATGGGTGCTTTCGATCAAGGGCCAACGGATATTTATCAACCAACTTATAACGTTGCTTACGCAGACTTTGCAGAACAAAGACCTGGATATACATATATAGATCCACAAACAGGACAAGAGAAACAATACGAAAAAGTTTACATACCAGAAGCAGATCCAAAGAACCAAGGTGATTTTAGAATGGGTCCTTACGCTATGGAAAAAACAAGATTAAGAACAGGTGGATTAGCAGAGATTAAAAAATTTAATGAAGGTGGTATAAATTATTTACCATCGAAACTTGAACATGATGAAAACGATGCAAATAACTATGTGCGTGCACATGGTTATATAGAGGACGGATCAGGTGCAGGTGATAAGGACGAGGATACAATGTTAGCTCAATTAGCAGACGGTGAGTTTGTAACAAGAGCAGATGGAGTATTAGGTGCTGGAATCATAGCTGGAGCAAACCCAAACAGCATGAGAGACATGAGAGAAAAAGGTGCCCAATACTTTTACGAACAACAAAAAAGATACAAGCGTGTATTTGATTTATTGAAGGATAAGTATGGCGACAGCACAAAAACGAATTAAACCATTAGTAAACATACTACCAATAGAGCCAAAAGATATTGACAGGTTTTGGCCATTGATGGAGTTTATGATTGCTGAAGCTTTAGCATTCTCAGGTAAATATGCAGATTCAAAATGGTTCTTTGATGAACTTAAAAAAGATACATTACAATGTTGGATAATGTTTGGTTCTGATGAACAAGAAGAAAATAAAGTATTTGGTGTTTGTGTTGGTAGAATAGCAGAGCTTCCAAATTACTCTCAGTATGAGATAATAATCTGTACTGGTAAAAGAAGAGAACTATGGGAAGACAATTTAGTAAAAGAACTTACTAACTTTGCAAAATTAAATAAATGTAAACGAATGTGTATCATGGCTAGACCAGGTTGGGAAAAAGTCTCAAAGAAATGGGGATGGCAAAAGAAACACGTGCAACTAGAGAAATGGATATAATATGAGTTTTTTTGGAGGAGGACGATCATCGGCACCATCAGCACCAGCTTCACAAACAACCTTTGTAAGAGAAGCACCTGGTATAGAAGAACGAAAAATAGAGTTGATGGATATTGCGAGACAGGTCGCGCAAAAACCAATTGATCTTCCGGATATACAAGCAGCAGGGCCAAGTGCCTTAGAACAATTAGGATTTCAACAAGCAGCACAAACAGGTGTTGGTGCAGGGACTGTTCAGCAAGGTATTGCACAGATTCAAGGAGCAGCAGCTCCTATTGGGGCACAACAGATTGCACAATATTTAAATCCATATCAATCATACGTGACTGATGAGATTGCAAGACAAAGTCAAATGATGCAAAACAAATTAGGTGCACAAGCGATTGGTGCTGGAGCATTTGGTGGTGGAAGAGAAGGTGTACAACAAGCAGAATTACAAGGAAGAGCTTTATCAGCTATGGGTCAAGCTCAAGCACAAGGTTTTAACACAGCATTAGGTGCAGCACAAAGACAACAACAGGTTGGGTTAGCAGCAGGTCAACAACTTGGTGCTTTAGGTGCAGGTCAACAACAAATGGCACAAGCAGATCTACAACAACTAATGGGTGCAGGTGGAGTACAAAGACAACTTGCACAACAAGCATTAGATGCACAAAGAGCAACAACACTACAACAACAATACGAGCCTTATCAAAGAGCAGAATTCTTAGCTAACCTTTATGCTGCTGGACCTAAGACACAATCAGGTGTCACTATGGGTACACAACCAACAACAAGTCCACTAGCACAAGCAGTTGGAACAGGTATAGGAGCATTCGCAGCTTACACAGGCGCAAACCAATAGAGGAGAAACATGTCTTTAAACAAAGTATTGAATAGACCAATGTTTCGAAACAAAGCACTTAAAAAAGGTGTTTTAAAAACTGTTAATGCACAAACAGGTATAATGGTAGGAGAACCAATATCAAGTGCACCAGTTCCAGCAATAAGAAAACCACCATCATTTATGGAAAGAATGTCAGTAAGTACACCGGCAAGATTTGCAAAATCAATATTTAATATTCCTTTTGCCGGTGGTTATTACGGTGGAGAAAAAGTTGCGCAAGGTTTAGGAATTAAAGATCCATTACTACAAATGCCATTTGGTATGGCAGGAGGTTATTTAGCGTCTAAAGCATTGCCTACTTTAGCAGCAGCACCCGCAGGTATTTCTGCAGCTCTGATGGCAGGTCCTGCATACTTAACTATTGCAGGTGCAAAAGAAAGAGAAAGAATTGCTAAAATGAGTCCAAAAGAAAGAAAAGCTCATTATGAAAAATCTCAACGATTTGGAACAGAGGGTTATCTAACTGATGAAATGTTTAATCAACAGTTTAAACCAAACTTAGATAACATAGTTAAATCAAACGAAGATATCAAAGAAGAGGTTAAAATATCTAAAAATGCTAATCCAGGAAGTGGTTTACCTGGCTCAAGAGGTGGTAAGAATGTACAAACAGATAGACTTACAGAACAAGATAACGAATCAGATGTTGTTCAAGGCAATGTTGATATAAATAAAGTTGTACAAAACAACGACCCTAACAAATCACCAGTTACAATTGGTGCTGAAGATACCGTTGCAGAAAAAAGTTTTAGAGAAAAACCAAAATCGGACACCGAAACAAAGGTTGTTACTAACAAACAAGCAAATGCAAACACAATTAAATCAGAAACAAATCAGTTAGACAAAAAGACTCCAGGTGAGAAAAAAGCAGCTGATGGCACTGAGATAAATTCAGAAGTAATTGATCTTGCAAGAAAATATAGAAAAGAATTAATGGCAGGTCAAAAGTCACAAGCTAAACTTGTATTCTTAGCAAACCTTGCATCAGGTCTATTATCAGGAACTACAACAAAAGGTGGCTTAGGAGGAGCATTAGAAGTTTTTGGTAAAGCTCTTGGTCCTGCAGTAAACAATTATGCAACAGTCAAACTCAAAGAAAATGAAATGGAAAATGAGTTTATGAGTGATGCATTAGAATTAGCACAAGATGAACTTGCAGCTAAAAATGATTTGGTTGAAGGAACATCTGGTTTAGACTTTGAAAGCACAGGTTACATTCAATTTAGAGATGCAAATGGTAAAGCAGTTAACAGAACTGGTGGATTATTAAAAGACGGAACATATGTTATGGCAGCATTAGGTCAAGTCGATGCGAATGGAAGACAGGTTTATGTTCCAGTAGCAGCAGGTACTTTTTCTAAATACTTCACTTCAGCGTTCGGAGAAAAAGAACAAGGTCAAACAATAAGAAACTTATCTGGTAAATACAAAGCCCTTGGTATTGGTAAAGAAACAATTAGAATTTTAGAGGAAGCTGCAGCAAAAGGTGAAACTCTTGGTGGTCCAGTTGGTAGATTTAATTTACTTACAACACGTTTAGGAAGTGCTTTAGAAGATCTTGGTTTCTCAATGTTTGAAAGCAAAGATGAAGGTTTAGCTAAAGTCAATCAGATGAGAGAATCATTCAAATCAGAATTAATGAGTGATGGAATGTCTGAAAAAGAAGCTGATGCATTCTTAGATAAAAACTTTGGATCAGTTGAGGGTCAGTTTAAAAAAACATTAAAAGATTTAGGAATATTTGCTGACCAAACAAAAGGTGCAGACTTAGAAAGATTAGCTATTAACGAAACAGTATTGACATACGCATTAGCAAACTCACTAAAAGACAAAGACAGATTGACACAAAAAGATATCCAAATGGCAAAAGAACTTGTTAATGTATTCCCACTATTAAGAGGTCAAAAACAAGTTGTCAGATCATTGGAAGCTGTCAATGAAAGAATACTTGGAGATATTGAAGCTTCAGAACTTATCTATTCTGAATTTGGTGGAGATACAGCTACACTTGAAAACTTTAGAAGAAAATATGGTTTATTACCAGGCGTTGAACAAGAACAAGTTGATGTTGGTTTCCAAAATGAATCAACAATAGAATTACTAGAAAAATTAGGACAAATCTAATGGCAACTTTAAAAGAACTTCAAAAAAAACTTGATGATAAATCTCTTGATCCAAGCAAATTAAGTAGAGAACAAAGACAAATTATAGATGAATTAATTCGTAGAGGTGAATTAAAAGGACCTACTATGTCTACTCTTTCAGGTCAAAGAGATGAAGCTGCACAAAAAATTGCAAGAGCAGATCAGTTTTATGCAGATCCAATAGGTAGTGCTTTAGCTGCTGAAGACTCTATGTTTAAAGGTAGACCAACTGCAGAGCTTGCAGGTGACTTAACAGGATCAATTACACCTTACGTGCTTATGAGAAAAAAAATATTTGGTGCAACTAAGAATGGTACACTTTGGCAAAAAGGACCAGGAAAAATGTTACAAGCTGCAACTAAAGTAGCAGATAAATTACCTGGTAGATTTAAATTAATTGGAGGTGCATTAAAATTATTAGCTAGAGCAGCAGACGTTCCAGCAAAGGTTGTAGCTAGTCCTTTAGGTAAAGCAGAAATATACTCAGTATTAGGTGGATCTGCAGGTGCAGGTGCAGGTTCAATTACTTATGACATGTTGAATGAACAAGCAGGTATTACAATTGCAAATGCAATTACTGATGATTTTAGAGATTTACCTGATAAAGAAATAGATCAAGATATAATGGCAAATGCTTTGAGAGCTACAAGAACCGCAGCTTATTGGAATGCTGGAGCAGCAGCATTAACACCTTTTATTTTTGGTCCTTTAGGAAAAGCTGCAAAACATTTATTTAATGTTAAAGGAGAAAAAGCTGTAAGATTATCCGAAATTGCAAAAGAAAAAGGTTTACCCCTACCACTTATGACGGCCATTGAAGGTAAAGCTTTAAATGAAAAAAGTTTTTTAAAAGGTGCGTTAGCTCCTTTAGGTCAAAGTTATTTTAAAACAGTTGGTGTATTTCCATTTGTATCAGGAATAGGTAGAGAGGCTTTACAAGTTGCGGAACAAGAGGCTGGTAAACAATATTTAGACGGTCTTGTAAGATATGCACCTTTAATGAAAACAGCCGCATTGTCTTCATCTATATATAATCAAGCTGCAAAGACATTTTCTGAAAAGGCAGCATTAATTGGTTCTAAGTATAAAGCTTTTGAAACTTTTGCAGAAGCTCTTGGTAATCCTAGAGTAATCACTTTAGACAAAACGAATAAATTTGCTAAAGAATTATTTGAAGCAAATAGACAAATGTTTCCTGATATACCAGGTTATGCACCAGGTGTGGGGGATTTAGATGTAAAAGCAATTGAAAAATATTTAACAGATGCAGGAGATCCATTAAATTTGTTTGTTAAATCTATGGCTGCAATTGGTACAAATAAAATTACGCCAAAAGAGTATAGCGGAATTATGAGAATGTTAAATAGAGCAATTGAAGGATCACAATTAAATTTACCAAAAGATATGGTTTGGGGTTTAAGAGAAGCTTTAGAAACTGATTTCAATGCTTTTGGTGGTAAACTTACAAAAGATAATTTATTAAGTGATCAAACAATAAAAGAAGGATATGATGCTATGGTTGCTCAAAGCGGTAAAGAATTTGCTGATGCAGATATAGCTTTTAAAATAGCACAAGGAGAACAATTAAATGCGAAATTACTTGATGCTAACGCAACGTTTTCCTCTTTAATGGGTTTTATTAAATCACCATTAATTAGATCTTTCAGAAAATTTGATTCAAGTTTATTTACACAAAGAGGTGTTAATGGAGTAAGAGGTCTTGAGAGCATGTCAAGAGATAGATTATTTCAAACAATGGAAAGAGATGTATTTGCATCTAACTCACCTGAAGCTATAGAACAATTCAAAGTTATAATAGGAGCTGCAGGAAAAGGTGCAACACCAAATGGTAAAGCTTTATTTGAAGCAGCAAAAGCAAGATATATGTTTAACGCATTTTTAAAATCATTTGACACTGCTGGTAGTCCTCAAGCAAAATCTATTTTTAATGATGTAGCAATGGAGGCAGGTGTTAAATCAGGAAATAAATATATGGCTGATGCAATGGAAGAGTTAGGCACAGATGCGATTGCAAGACAGAGAGGTTTTAGTATTGACGATGTCAGACTTAATAATGGTATTTATGATGTATCAAAAATTAGATTTGGACCAAAAGATTTTGCGGAATTTAATATTAATAAATTTATGGACAACCTTGGTATTGGTAAAGCAACTGAAGATCTTGGTAGAGATAAGATGACTGAGTTACTAGGTAAGAATGGTGCTGATGATTTTTATAAATTTACTGATTATATGAAAGCAATTTCTGATGTTGCAGTTTCAGATACTTCTACATTCCTTCAAAGAAGATTTACATTATCTGGAGGTAGAGGAGTATTATCTGGTGTTGTTATTGGTGGTGGTATGGCAGCTGTTAATCCATTAGCTCCAGCAATATTTTTACTATTAGCACGAAAAGCAGGAAGGATGTTATCAGATCCTGTAGCTTTAAGATTAATGAATGATGCATTAGGTGTTGATGAACAACTAAAAATTTTAAAAGGTCAGAAAATAAGAGGTAGAAAATATGGATCAGGAGCTTATAGAAATGTAAATCCAAAATTAACTGCACTTGGTCTTACACAAAAACGAGAAGCGTTTGCAAGATTGTTTAATTACTTTGCAGATGAAGATGAAGATATGCCAAGAGTAAATCCAAAAAATATTGACCCTGTTAGAATACAAGAACAGTTATTAGGTATGCCATTCGATAATCCTAAACCAAGATACGAAGATAAAAATTTACCAAAAGAAACGGTTGAGTCTATGTTTGCACAAGACTTTACTCCAGGTTCAGGTAACGTAGAAACAGATAATCAATTAGTTGATTACATACAATCAACTGTGCGTGCTACAGATGAAACAGATATTGACCAGGAGTCAAGAAACGTTGAAGCTGATAGAGCAAGTGTCATGGGTGATGTTGAGTTAGAGAACCCAGTACAACAACCACAGGCTACCGGACAAGTGAATGCAGCTCAGTTCCAGGCATTGTTCCCTAACGATCCAACTGGCGCAGCAATTGCAATGAGAGGTAGAAAGAATGTCTAAAAAGAATGCATTGCAAATGATTGAATCTCACGAGAAGTTATGTCGAATC